TGAACTTCAACAGCTATTTACCGGACAACCTCAATCGCCTGCAGACACAAACTCTCCTACTGCAGATACGCGTATCGGAGAAATGCAAAATAAACCTGCATAAAGGAAATGAAACATGGATGAAAATATTGAAACCAATGAAGAAATTGAACAAGAAATTGAACAAGAAGACGTTGGTAAAATACAAGAAGACATTAAACTTAAAGACAAAAGGATTGAACATTCTCAAAAATATATTAGAAAGTTACAATCCAAAATTGATTCACTTACCAATGAAGTTAAAGTTCTTCCAAAACAAGATTTCGATGCTTTAAAACCAGACCCTGCAAAATACGATAGCGACGAAAAGTATATGGAAGATAAAATTCAGTGGGAAGTGAAAAAAGCAACTCAGAAAATAGAAGGAGAGATTGAAGGAAGATTTTTAGCAAGAACAGAAAATGAATATGCAGATAATATCCATACTAATTTTGTTAATAAAGCCGCTGAAAAATACCAAGATATAGATAGTTTTTATGATACTGTTTATGGTGGAGAATTGCAACAAATTTATTCAGAAGTTCCTCAGTTAAAATTGCTTGTTGAGGGGTTAGATAATGGACCAGAAATGGCCATGTATTTAGCTAAAAATACTGATGTTGCACACCGTTTAATCAATTTGCCACCTTATAAATTGGTACCAGAAATGATCAAACTTCAATCTTCAGTTAGCACAAATAATAATAATAAAACAAATAATAATCATACTCCCATTAATCCTGTTAAATCTTCTAAAACACCGATTAAAGGACAAGATCCTGATAAAATGTCATATGCAGACTGGAAAAAAATATATGGTAGTGGAAGAAGTTAAAATGAACATGGCTATGGGGGTAATAATAATGAGGTAAAATAACATGGCCGTTAATACTGTTACTTCCGTAGGTATTACAAGAAGTTTTTTAGATACTCTTGAAAATAGTCTTCAGTTCACAAAAAATTGTTATAAGGGTTATTCAAACGATAACTTTGGCAATGCAAATCCAAAAGAAGGTGATAGACTACAAGTTCGTCTTCCTAATAGGTATAAATCTTATCCTCAGGTAGCATATGTTTCCCAAAGTGTCACTGAGCACACTGTTGATGTTTGGTTGAGAAAGCCAAGACTTGTCCCTTTTGATTTTACAGATCATGAGTTAACATTAGAATTCGATAGGTTTAAAGAGAGATATACAATTCCTGCATCACAACAGCTTGCTACTGATATTGATTTCGATGGTACCGAAAGATACAAAGATGTTTGGAATCAAGTAGGACAAACAACTTCTGTTGTTTCTGATATCAAAACTTTTTTGAATGCAGGAACTGTTCTTTATGACAATGCTGTTGCTCAAGATGGCAAATGGCTTGTCCTGATCACACCTGCAATTCAGGCTGCATTGATTGATGAAAACAAAACTCTTTTTAATCCTACGTCCAACATTTCTATGCAGTATAAAAAAGGTGTTATGGGTGAAACTGCTGGATTTACTTTCCAGATGTCACAAAACCTTCGGCAGCATATAACTGGTAATTTTGGTACCGGATGTGAATTGAAAATTAGTATGGTAGAAGGATCAAATACTTTTGTTTTTGAAAATTTCACTGGAGTAGTAACTGGTGATCCATCTGCTATTGTAGGTGATATCTTTGAAGTAGATGGCGTTTATAGTGTAAATCCTAACAACAAACAAACAACTGGAAGACTACAACAATTTGTTGTTAAAACAGCAGTCTGGGATGGTGGTACATCAGCTATGACAGTAACATGTGCACCATATCCTATTTCTTCCCAACTTAATCCTCATCAGAATATCACATCTCTTGGCTTAGCTGGAGCAGGAGTGACGTTTTTTGGTGATGCAAATTCAACATATTCAATTTGTCTCGCATATCATCCTGATGCCTTTTGTTTTGTTTCTGCTGATCTCTATTTGCCAAAAGATGTAGATATGGGTGCTAAAGAAACATCTGATGGAATTAGTATCAGGTTTACAAGAACATGGGATTCTAAAACAACAGAACTTATTTGTCGTATGGATGTATTGTATGAACATACTACAATTAGACCGGAAATGGCAGTAAGAATTTTGAGTAAAATTTAATAACGTAGTATAAACAAAAAAAGGAACTAAAAATGGCAGAAGTGATTGTTGAAAACAACAGATACATTAAAAAACCTGAAATCTTTGAGGCAACTCCTTGGACTGGTGATAACATCAGTGTAATGCACAAACAGTTTCCTAAATGCTCTTTTGAAATTAAAGAAAACAATGTTCTTGAAACTAAAGAATATGATGATTTTAAACTAATACTTGCAGTTGGAGACGTATTGATGAAGTCCCTATTAGATGGGGATATAAATAGTATAAACAAAGAAGTCTTTGAAAATGAATGGATGTTGTTGAATCATAATCCTAATCCTAATCAAAGTCCAGAGATTCAAACGCCTGAAGTATGTGAATGATATATTAACTAAAACTTAATATATCATAAGCCGTATGCTGTTTTAACCTATCTTCTCAGCATACGGTTTTTTAATTTAAGGAATAATATTTAATATGATGACATTAAGAGAACTAATATATACTTCATTTCGAGAAGCAAAAATAACAGAAAGTGGAGAATATGTCACAAACGAAGAACTAGAAGCAGAAGCTATTCTTGCCCTTCAAAACATTTTATCTTCTTGGAGTACTCAAAAGCTTTTAATGCCGTTTAAAACTATAGAAACTTTTGAAATAATTCCTAATAAAGCATTATATACAATAGGACCATCTGCTGACTTTGATACTCAAAATCCAGATAGCATTGTAGATGCATATATTACGATTTCGCAAGACAAAGATGTTTATTTAGACGAAATTTCGCAACAAGAGTATTTTAAAATATATAATAAAAAATATATAAGAGACAACGGTCCTGAAAAATATTTTTTTGATTATCAATATCCACATAGCGGTATTTACTTTTGGCCTGTTTCTAACAAACAATTAGAAATAACATTTTCTTTCTACAAACCATATGAATGGATAAATGTTGTTAATATAGACGAACCTGTTCCTGCTCCTACGCCTTATTTAAATGCTATGATATCTCATTTGACATTAAAATTATGTACTGAGCATGGAACAGAAATACCTCCTGGTGTTGTAAATAGTGCACAGCAATCTTTAATCAATTTAACTCAACTAACACAAGAAACTATTTCGGCACTTAATTATGATTCAATATTTAAATATAATTCTCAAGGTAAATCATGGATTTAAGTTATAGATATGGATTAGGAACAAGTGGATTAAACTATAGTCCAAATATCACTAATATAAATCCTTCCATTATAATTCCTGATAGTTATAATTTTAATATATTAAATAACAGCATAAAGAGCCGTGGTGGAACAGAGATCATATATGATTTTAAAGAATCAACTATAATTACTTCTATTTTCCAATATAAAAACGATTTATTTATTACCACTATAGACGGTAAAATTTTTATAAATGATAGTTTAATTTATTCTGGAAACAACAATATAGAAAATGCAACATACATTATTTGGAACGACAATGTAATTATTAGTAGTGGAACAAATATTCCACAAGTTTTTATTCCAGAAAGCACATCTACTATAGATTACCCAGAAGATAAAATGGCTGCTGATTGGAAGATAGCTGGTGAATATCCTGAAATAATGTATTTGCATGGAAAAGGCAATTCAGTACGAGCATGGGCTATTGGTAGAGAGTCTTATGATAACATATTATATTATTCTGTTACTAACCAAGGAGAATCACCATTACAACAGGTACCTGATTTTTCAGAAGACACAGAAAAAGATAATGGCTTTTTTTATATAGATTTAAGAAATGATCACAGACTACGCGGAATGATAGATTTCGGGGATAAATTAATTCTTTTTAGTGATTTGTCGGCATTTGTGATCAACAATGAAGAGACAGATACAACGTTATGGGGTTACGAAGAATCACAGTGGAAAGGTGGTGCGTTTTCTCATTATGCTATTGTAAGAGTTGAAAATGATGTGTTTGTATTTGCAAAAGATGGAACTATATATTCAATTACAGCAGTTGTCTCATATGGTGATTATAGAATTTCTTCTATAACAGAATCAGCAAGTATAAATGACTATATTAATGAAAAATTTAATCTTGAAGAAACTTCTCGTGTACATGCTATATTTGATCCAACATTGCGAATTATTAAATTCTTTTTAACTAAAAAACATGATTACGAAAATACAGTTGCTTTAGTATATAATGTAGATAGAACTCCTTCAAATGGTTGGATGCTTCATAATAATGAATTGTATGATTCTGGATATAATGCTGCTTGTAGTGCTTTATTATTAAAAGAAGATAATACATATGTTATTATAACTGGTGATTATAATGGAAGGATATGGGAACTTGAAACTAAAAATACCAGAGATGACCATCAGTATATTAACTTTCAATTAACTACTCCATGGATAAATGCAGAAGATCCAAGAAACACTAAGTTGTTTATACGTGGTTTTATTGAAATGTCTAATTTATCAGCTATCAATGTAACCGTTACAATGAGAGTTGAAGGAAAATATTCAAAAACGTTAGATAATTTATTCTTTAAAGGATCAAACAATACATTTGATATTTCAAGATGGGACGAAGCCGTTTTTGATGGTTCGGTTCCAAGGGAATACATTAGATATAGAATGAATAGAATAGGAGTTGATATACAACAAATATTTTCCTTTAAAGAATTAATATCTACAACAAATGATAAATTCAATATAGCTAAATGGGACAAAGATGTTTTTGCAGATAAGGAAGCTGTTTTCGCACCATTTTATGTATTAAGCAACACATTAGATTTTAAACCAGTAGCTCAAAGATTAACACTATAGGAAATTATATTATGTTACCTGGCACAAAAAATAAACCAATATCTACTAACCCTGGTAATTGGAATATGTTAAATTCCTCAGAAACTCAAATATATCAGCTTCTGAATAAATTAATAAAACAAAATAAAGAATTAGATAGTCCTGGTAATTGGAGCATGTTAAATCCAGCTATTCCATTTACAACAATTTATTCTCAAAATTGGAATAATGAATTTCAAAATGTAATTAACAATTCAAATCCAGATGGGTTAGCTTCTGCTTCTGAAACTATTGAAGCCATGCAAGCTGTCAAAGATCCATTCCCAGACCCTTTAGGAAATCCAGTAACAAATGAAAGTTTAAGAGGGGATATCGAAGAGATTCGTTTTCAACTAAGAGCTATTACAGGTGAAAACTACTGGTATATGTTCCCTGAAGCTAATTTAAAAAATATTTCTACAGAAAATGTAACTGGTGGCAATGCTCATAATCATTTAGGTTTAACCACTGATCCAACAAATGGCGGTGGAGCTCCAATTAATACTGGAGCTATTTTAGATAATGCTATAATCGAATCAAAAATAGCTACAAATTCTGTCACTACAACAAAAATTGAAGATTTGGCTGTTATTGAATCAAAAATAGCAATAGATGCTATTTCAACAGACAAAATAAAAGATCAATCAGTTACAAGAGCGAAAATTAATAATTCTGTTTTTACAAATAGTATTATTAATTTTCAATATGATGGATGGGATTTATATCATTATATACATGCAAGTCAAGCATTTATTCCTTTAACCTTTTATAATAATCCGACAGTAGCTACATATAATTCTGGTTATAGGCTTGGATCAATAAATGTAACTCCAAAAAAAACAACAAATAAGTTTTTACTAGAAGCACAGGTATTGTTATCTAATGTTGGGGGAGCATCTCATTTAGTTGTAACATTTGCAGATGAAACTGCAGAAGAATTATTAGCTTTAGATGGAACATGGAATAATGATTGGGGTCCTCATATTATTACATTAAGAAAAATAGTGTCATTTCCAGATATAACAACAAGAAGTATTACTTTAAATATGGGAACATCAAATCAGGATGGTACTGGTGATGGTACAGATTTACAAATAAATTATATTGTTGGAGCAGAATCTTTATTTACAATAACTGAAATCGAAATATAATAAATGAAACTATCAAATAAAATATCAGAAATAGATAAAGAATTTATTAATAATGAAATTTTAAATGCTGGATGTCAAGAGAATGAATTACCTATTTTTAATGATCTTTTTTGGGTATGCAAAGAAAGTGAAAACATTATTTTCTTTTTTGGATTGAAAATTAATAAACTAAATATTCTTGAATATTTCTGGATAGATACTAAAATAAGACAAAATAGAAAAATAGTATATAAATTATTAAAATTATTTGATTCAAAGTTAAAAGAATTAAACATTGACAATGTTATAGTAGATTCTAAAAATCATCTTGAAAAAAGATTATCTAAACTTTTTAATACCAAGCCATATAGTGTTGTTAATGATAATATTTACTATAACATAAATATATGTGCTATTATAAATAATATAATGGAAAAAATAAAATAATGAAAATATACTCATACATAAAAATGGATATTGATGGGAATATAATTGCATCAGAGCATTATGAATATGATGGTCCAATTATAGCATGTAAAGGTGAAGTACACGTTCCACCACCCTCTGATGATGAAATCGCTATACAGCGTGAAACATTAGAAATGATGCGAGCATCAAGAGACTTACAAGATCAATTTTTGCCTATTTTGTTAGAAACTTCCGGATATCGTTATGATGATGAGGGTAATTTAGCTAAAATTCCATATGACGAATATCTTGAATCTATGGATCCTGTTATGAGATCTCAATATGAAAATTTACAAACAATCCAGGAACAGACAGCGAAGGCGTTAAAAGGAGAATTAGATGTTAGCCCTGCACTTGAACAGCAAATAACTGATCAAAAAAAACAACTTGATGATAATATGAGTAGAAGATTAGGTTCAAACTGGCAACAATCAAGTGCTGGCATTAGAGCTAATCAAGAATTCAATAAATCATCAGAAAGTCTACGTGAACAAGCCAGAAGAGGATCAATTGGACAATATAGTCAACTTGGATATGGTGGCACTTCTTTAATGGGATTAACACCAGCATCTCAAACAGGATTAGCTCAAGGCATAACTAGTGGATCATCAAGTATGGTTCCAATGTATCAATCTGCATTACAGCCATATCAAAATGAAAGAAATATGCAAATGCAAGCAGCCCAATTTAATTCCCAAAATAGTGGGAGCTTAATAGGCGATATAGCAGGACTTGCAGGTGGAGCTTTGCTTGGAAGTATGACTGGAGGGATAGGGACAGGTATAGGAGCATCTTTAGGTAGTGCAATAGGTGGTGCACTTGTTTAAAATTTGAGGTAAAAATTATGAGTTATACAAGAATGTCAGATAGTTTAAAACAAGGCTTTGGATATGGGGTTCAGATGTCTCAAAAATCTTTGGATAGAGAAGCTGCAGCGAAAGCAAGTAAAATTGAATCAGAAAGAGATATCAGGGATTTTAATGCGGCAGAAAAACAGAGAGCAATAACAAATAAATTAAACCAAGATAAATTAAACCAAGATTCAACACAATACGATCAAAGTCAAGATTATAAAGCAAAACAAGACAAAATTGCGAATAACTTAGCTATATTAGCAGATAAAAGAGCACAAGATAAAACTAATATTGAGAAACAAAAAGCAGATCAAGCAGCTAATGCAGCCAAATTAAAAAATGCTGCCAATAATTTTGATAAATTGTTAAAAAATATGAATAATATTCCTACACCAGAAGGAAAAGCTAACTTTTTTAACAATATTACTTCAATGGATTTTTTTAAAAATTCAACCCCTGAATTTCAAGAAGTAATGACAACAGTTGGGGATGCAACAATAGCCGGTAATACCAATAAACAAAAGGCATTTCAAGAACTTGTACAGAGTATGGATAAAGATAATAAAGATACTCAAATGATGAATTACTTTAAATTTGCTACTATGATGGGAGAAGATCCCTCTCCAGGAATCAAAACAGCTCTTGAAACTATTGGTAATATAATGGGTTTTAATAAAAAAGCTCCAACTCCTACAACAGTAAGTAAACTTATGACAGAACGAGATAATCTTCCAATAGACAGTCAAGATAGATCAGCATATGAAGATGCAATAAGTAAACAAACAAAACATCCAAAATATGTTGATTCCGATATAGAATCATCAACTAAGTCTAAATTAGAAAAAGAAGCATTTAATTTAAAAAATACTACAGAAAAATTAAAATTATTAAGACAAGAACTTTTAGACAATCCTGCTCTTCTTGAAGCAATGACTCTTGGTGGCGTTGGTATGCTTAAGGGAATAAAAGTAGAGCTTTGGCGTAAATTAGGAATTGATCCAGATGCATCTGATGTGGAAAAAGCAGACGCGTATACTGATTTTGTTACAAGATACGCTCAAACTATTGGGAAAACAATTCATGATTTATGGGGCAAAACCTTAACAAAAAATGAACTTTTAGAACGAAATAAGGCTTTTCCAAATTTTGCTGATCCTAAAAAAATGTCAGAATGGTGGTCTTCTGATTCAGGGAAAAGATTTGCTACCAAATTAGATGCAACAATTTTAGAATCTGAAAAATCCATAGCAAGATATAATATGGCATTAGATGGTGGAGAAATCATAAGAAATAAAGCAGGTGAGATAATTGGTTTTTATGATAAAGATGGTAATGAATTAAAATTAAATGATATGCCAACACCAGAACAAGAAAAAGCAAACAAAGCAGCTGATATTAGTAAACAATTGCTACAAGCAAATCCAGAATTACAAAATGATCCAGAAAAGTTAAAAACATTGGTTATGGAGGCATTAAATGAATGATTTTACTGATCCTTCATTTTGGGAACAAGAACTTGCATCTGAACCAACTGTTGACATGACTAGTCCTGATTTTTGGAAAAAAGAACTTAAAAAAACTGATTTAACTCTTAAAAAAGATGATAAAAGAATTAATATCCAAAATCCAAAAAAAACTACTAACACAAACGCGATTATGAAAGCAAATTTAGTAAGAGATCCAAATACTAAAATAGAAATATTTGCTAATGCTCGTGGTATTCCTGCATCAAAATATAAAATAATAAATGATGAAATTGTCTTCGAAGGAGAAGATGGAAATACTTATCGTGAAGAAAGAAGTGGTTTTTTATCAGGGCTAAGAAGATTTGGAATAGAGACTGCAACCGATCCAGCAACTTTAGGGGCAGCGGCTGGAGTAGCTGCAGCAACAGGAGTTGGTCTTCCAGCAGCAGGTGCCATGGGAGCTACTGCAGCTATGCTTGGAGCAGGGATTGGAGAATCAGGTAGACAATTAGTTGCAGATCAGGTTTATGATGAACAAAGACCAATGACTAAAAATGTACAGGATATTGGATTAACTGCTGCAATCACTGGAGCTGGAGAAGCATTAGCCCCTGGAATGTCAAGAGCGATAAAAAAGATAACACCAAACTGGATACATAAAAAACGCAATTGGTCTGAACCAACTAAAAAAGCAGCTAAAGTTTTAGAAAAAACTGGATTTTTGGAACCAGGTGTCATAGAGCATATTGGTGACATGCAAGCATTGGCTAAGAAGAGTGGCATTAAATTGAACATGTTAGAGGCAGCTGCAGATACTCCAGTAACAATGGGTGTTCCTAAAACATTTGAACTTGAAAGCATAGCTAAACAATCACCAGAGAATGCAATTATTAGAAGCCAAGAGATTAAAGAAAATATTCCAGGATTTCTAAAAACAATATTTCCAGAATCAGAAGTAAAAGATTTGGCAAAAGTTAATCTTAAAAGTACTGGATTTGATGCACGAAAAATTATACAGAAAAAGTTGAAAGGACTTGATATTAAGAGAAGAAACATTACAAGGCCATTATATAAAAAAGCATATGCTGATAATCCCATTATTGACACTTCTAACCTTATAGAATATATAGATCAAATTAAAGAAAAATCTATAAAATCAAAAGCATCGGTTTTAAATCCATTAAAGAATGATCTTGTTGAAACAAAAATTGTTGATAAGCTTGGAAAAGAAACTAAAGAAACAGTTAGTGAAATACCATTAGAAAAATTAGATGACTTTAAAAAAATGTTAGATCATAAAATAAATATATCAAAGACTGTTCCAACATCTTATGAAAAATCCATACAGGTAGAATTGATTAAAATTAGACAATTTTTGTTAAATAAAATAGATGGAGAATATCCTGAATATAAATTAGCAAGAGCAACTGATTCTATATTAAGAGAAGGTAGTAGTAGAAAAAAAGCTTATGAACAAGCCTTGGCTCAAGTAAAAACTACACCATGGAAATATATTGAAAATAAAGCTGAAAAACTCAGTAATTTAGGAAATTTTAATAAAACCACAAAAGAAAATTTAGAAAATATAGTAAATATTAATGATGATGAATTAAGGAGTATAGGAGGATATATACTTCATTCTAATAAAACTACACCTAATATTGTAAGACAAACAAGAAATGTAATTTCTGCTACTAAAGATGGAAAAAAAACATGGCAGAATATAGTCAGTGACTATATTAGAACAGAAGCTTCTCAAATACCATTTAAAGCAGGAAAAACCACAGATTGGGGATATCAATTATGGGAAAAAACCATGGGTACAGAATCAAAGCAAAAGGTTTTTAAGGCTGCTTTAACAAAAGATCAGTATAAAGCGTTTTATAATTATATGAATATTTTGCGTAGAACTGGACTTGTATTTAAGGGAAAACCTACAGCTAAACAAGTTAAAATAGAACCGCCTAAGGGGTTAAAAAAAGCAATCCAAATATTAAGACCACTTACAAATTCAGAATATATTATTGGGCAAGAATTATTAACAAAAATAAATAATAACGACATAGAATCATTAACTAAGATTATGTTTGATGAAAATGTAGTAAAAAAGTTAATTAAAATAAATCCAAAAGCTAACAAAGATAAAGTCTTTACAAATTTTATTAGAGTCATGAATTGGGGAGTTGGAAGAGAAACACAAAAATAATTTAATAAGGAGAAATAAATGTTTTATTTTAAAGTAGAATTGATTGGTACATCAGGAGAACTTTGAAGATGAAAAATAAATTAATCTTAGGTTTTGCCATTGTAATTAGTATGTTGTTTTTAACATCATGTTTATCAATCACAGTAAATACTCATGTTAAAACAGTTGATAAGGGATTAGAAAAATATAACAAAGCATCAGAAGAATCAATGCTAGGAGGATCAGACGGAGGCAAGAAAAACCAGTATCGTTAAATTTATATTAAAATATAGAGATACCAATTATTATGGTATCTCTATAAATGGCTAATCATTTGAATAAAAAGACACATATAAAAGTATCCCGACGCGGTCACTGGTAGATTTATTCAAACTTAATAAATACGTTATCAAAAATAAAAATATCTGTCAATATTTATTTCATACCCATAAACTTTTTAAATTTGATATTATTTTCATTATTATCTTCTTTATCAAAAGAAATAATTTGTTCACTTAAAACCAATTTAATCAAATCAACCCATGCCTTTGGGGATAAAACCTCCATATCGCCAATTGCTTCTCCCCTCAAAGCTGCAAAGATATTTTCTTTCACTTCTTCTGTTCTCTTTTGCTTATTTAACTCTATAATATTGTCCATTATTCCTTCTCCTATATATTAAAACCACAATGCCACTTAACGCGTCTTTGCCGCGGGTGCCACTTACTATCATAACCCCTAATTACCCTATTTTAATAATTTGATTACTAACTCCGCTAACCCCAATATAAAGTCTATTATTGAACTTCCCATATTAAATTGATCCTTCAATCATCCTTCCTAAAAAAATCATTAAAATACCAAAAACTGCCCCTATCAGTGCTATCTGCCATGGCTTAATCTTCTTTAACATGACCGCTCCTATGTATTAATTATTTAAAATATCTATATAACATATATAAAATATAAATACAAAAAAATTTTTGGGCGCACACAAGAACGAGGGTACCCCAAATCTCAACATGGCCATTAGTGGACCCCGGTACCCATCATATTATCATATGTTGATATGTTGATATGTTCATATTACTATATGTTCATATTACTATATGTTCATATTACTATATGTTCATATGTTGATATCTTCACGTTCATCTATTCGCGTTTGCTCGTTTGCTCGTTTGCTCGTTTGTTTGTTTGTTTGTTTGTTTGTTTGTTTGTTTGTTTGTTCGTTTGCTCACATTTGCAAATAATCAGACAGGGATTGGATAGCGTTTTCAGCGCCCCTGCACAGGTAGACCTGGTATCCATTTTTTAACATGGCCTTTGCGAAGGTTTTTTGTTCGGTCGAAGCTTTGGCCTTTGGGTTGCAGGATTTCATTTCTATCCAAGCTCCATGGTAAGGGGCGATGGGGATGGGGACGCAAATATCTGATACACCGCTTTTAACACCCTCAGCCTTAAGTTTAGCTCCGATTGCTTTAGAGCGCATGCCACCATTAGGAACAGCGAATATAAACTCCATTTTAGGGTATTTTTGGACTTTTGATTTAATCCACGCAAATAACTTGACCTGTTCCATGTGCTCTGAGGGAAAACCTACCATTTTTAAATATCCTTTATATAAGGTGTCACACAGGCTTGTGACAGTTAAAATTAGTTTAATCAACAATATTGGATAGTTATCGTTTAACTGTCACAAACTGTCACGCCCTGATGTGACAGCAACCTATAATAACTATACTTAAATTATATATATATATTAGATACTTATATATATATATATAGTTATTACAGGTTAGTGTCACAAATAATAGGGGGTGGAACGAAAAATTTATCATCCGAACCACCCCTCTGTGACAGTTGACTAATTAGGGTATAAGTGTCTGAAATGTATGAAGATAATGTGTCACAAGAGCATGTGACAGTTTGTGACAGTTAATCAGTAAATATTTGATATTATTACATAAATTGAAATAAACTGTCACAACAGGATGTGACAGCAACCTATAATAACTATAATAACCATACTGATTTTTGGAGGTGTTTTGCATAGGAAGGATGCTATCACAAGCTGCCATTAAGTCAAGTTTTTTTGTTAATCAATAAAAAAATAAAAACATGCAAATAATGCTTGACATGCATACGTACAGGTAGTATTATGTATTCAAGGTTTTCGGATAACAAACAATTAATAAGGAGGATGTGATGAAATTCAATTTTAATGGATTTATTTTTAACGGATTTGATAAAGATGGATTTAATAAACATGGTATTCATCGCAATGGCACAGAATATGATTGGTCTGGCTTTAATAGTGATGGATTTAACAAAGACGGTTTTGATAAAGATGGATATGATGAAGATGGTTATGATAAAGATGGATTTAACCCGAATGATTTCAATGAAGAAGGAGAATATGATGAAATTCACTTTTAACGGAACTTTGGCTGAAGGATATGATATTAATGGATTTGACAAAGATGGTAAACATCTCAATGGTACAGAATATGACATATACAGTTTTAATAAGGATGGTTTTAATAAAGATGGTAAACATCGTAATGGTACAAGATATGACCAGAACGGATATGATATGATTGGGTTTGATCAGGATGGGTTTGACAAGGACGGTTTTAACATAGATGGTTTTGACGCAACTGGTATAAATCGCAATGGCACAGGATATGGCCAGGATGGATATGATATGATTGGTTATGACGCTCAGGGCTTTGACCGGGATGGATATAACCAGGATGGATATGACGAGGATGGGTATGATATGTCGGGTAATGACGAGGATGGTTTTGATGCAGATGGTTTTGACGAATATGGTTTCAACGAGGCTGACTTTGATAGCAGTGGGATTCATCGCAATGGCACAAGATATGACGAAGACGGATATGACGAGTATGGTTTTAACGAGGATGGTTATGACAAAGACGGTTTTGATATGATGGGTAATGACCAGGAAGGTTTTGATGAGGATGGATTTGACAAAGCTGGTTTTAACGAGGATGGTTTTAACAAAGCCGGTATAAATCGCAATGGTACAGAATATGACTGGTCTGGTTTTAATATGGCTGGTTATGACAAAAACGGATATGACGAAGATGGGTTTGATGAAGACGGTTTTGACAAGGATGGATTTGATTGGGCTGGGAATGACGATGGTTGCGTCTTTTCGGAGGGGGTTTAATATGAATACAAAATATAACAAGGCTGGCTTTAACAAAGATGAAGATAAAAAGGGTGGATATGATGGAACTCTTAA